GCGTAACGCCCGGCACGGCCAGCGCCCAGCGGATGTAGTCGCTGACGGCGCCGCCCTGCGCGGGGGCCCGGTAGGCGGCGAGCATGCGGCTGCGCAGGCTATCGTCCTTCTCCAGATCGGCGCCGCCGGTGAAGGCCGTGGACACCACACCATTCGACTGCACGCCCGAGATGGCTTGGCCAAGCGTCATCACAACGCCGACGGCGGCATTCCCGATCGCGCCAGTGAGACCCGCCGGATCAGGGGTCGCCGTCGCGGGCACGGCCACGGTGCCGCCGCCTCCGATCGTGCCGAGGGCGGTGGTGGTGTAGGTGACCCCATCGCCGCGCACCAGCGAAACGCCACTCGAGATGATCGTGCCCGGCGTGCCGGTGAAGGTCACCGAGCCACTGGCTTGCGCTGCCGGCTTGCGGGTGATGCCCTTCAGACCGGCCCAGGCCTCGAGGAACTCGCCCGTGGCGGTGTACGGTACCGCCTGCTTGGCGATCCAGTCGAGATAGCCGTAGTGCAGGTGCGCGAGGTTGGCCTGCGCCTTGCCGGTGATGCCGAGGTTCGAGAAGCGCAGCAGCGCGTCCGACCCCGGCAGGGCCGCGGCGATGTCGTTGGCGACCTGGCTCTGCAGGGTGCTCAGCGGTGGTCGAGAAAATGGCATCAGTTGATCCCTTGCCAGACGGAGGCGAAGTTCATGGCGACCACGCTCCCGTCAGTGCGATTCGCGATCACCTGGGCGCCGAGCCGGCCATAGGCGATCCACGTTGTGTCAATGTCGAAGCGCGCGACCACCCCGTCGTCGATGAGCCATTGCAAGGCCTCGGCGATGTAGTCCTTCGCGCGCGCGGCGGTCTCCACGGTCTGCTTCTCTCGCTGGAGAAGCCATAGCCGCGAGCCGATCGGATAGGTCTCCCCGGCGTCGCCCCACCAGCCGCGGGGGTCACCGGTGCCGTCCGGGATCTCGTCGTCGGCGTTCGCGACGCGATCTGTGAACAGGCTGATGAGCACGGCCGTGATGAGATCGTCCCCAGTGCGCAGGTCCGCGCCATCCTGGACCCAGTCGCCGCGGCCGAGCTCCGGCACCCAGACAGTGGTCGTGTCGCTCATACCGGCGTGCCCGAGTTGGAGCCACCAGAGGTGACGTTCGTGACGCGCAGCTGGTCGTCGATGCGGTGCCCGTTGTGCGAGATGGAGCCGCCGGTGTAGGTGACGGTCATGTTGCTGTAGTTCATCGTGCCGCCTCCGCCGCTGCCCCAGTTCGCTACACCGCCGCCGAGCATCGTGAAATTGAGTGTCGTGAGCAGCCCGTCGACCGTCAGGTTGTGCGTGCAGTGCACCAGCGGCGTGTCGAGCGTTACGCTGGTGCTGGCCTCGACCGTGACGGTCGGGGTGTCGAAGATCTTGATCGGCAGGCCGGCGCCTTTCACCTCGATGCCGGTGCGCTTGAGCCAGACCGACTGCCCCTGGTCGTCATAGATCGCAACCTCGCCGGGCAGCAGGTTCTTCAGCCGATGGTTCTGGTCGTTGGTGGCCACGATCACGCCGTTCGACCGATCGCCGCCCACGAAGATCACCACCGCATGGCAGCCCGGCAGCGGCATCGAGGTGAAGCCGTATTCGGCGACGCGCTTCGTGTTGTCGCGCACCTCTACCTCGCCGATCTTGACCTGCTGCGTCTGCACCATGCCGGCGTCGTTGCCGGTCGTGATCCGACCGCGGCCGACCACCAGCATCATGCGGCGCCACAGCTTCTCAATCGCGGATGCTTGCTCGCTCATCGGCGTACCTCATTGCCCCAGCCGAGGCCCGGATTGGCCGGGATGTCGGCGAAGGCCGGCAGCTGGATGATCGGGATCGGCAGGAAGGCCTCGGGCCGCATGATCGTGAGCTCGGCCGTCGTGCCCTCGAAGTCGCGGCGGTAGCTCACCTGGGCGACCAGCCACTTCAACGGCTCTTGCTCTTCGCCGCACTTCAGGATCGGCAGCACCAGCGGCACCAGCGTGTTCGGGGTCCACAGGGCGCCGGCCGAGTCGCGCCAGCTATCGGTGACCAGGATGAGTTGCGCGGAGCGCCCAATGCGCCGGTTCGCCTCCCACGTGGCGCGCTTCTGCGCGAAGTCCTGGCCGCCGCCGGGCGCCTCCGACACGATGTAGCGGGCCCGGTGCCGAAGCACGCCGGGGTCCTTGGCCACCGCCAGCAGGTTCCCGCCCTCCCCGATGTCGCCCAGCACGTCCATGCTCTGCATGAAGCACCGGTACTCGGCGAAGCGTTGGTCGCTGCTGTAGGTCATCGTTGCGCTTTGCACGTTGACGCCCTGCGTAAATCCGCTAGCCGCGGACTCCTGCGCGGCCTGCGCCAGCACCAGGTTCCCGTCCGGCTGGTCGTACGCCAGCAGCGCGCCGTAGCGGCAGACGCGCTCGATGATCTCGAACGCGGTCTCTCCGACCATCAGGTTGAACTGCTCGACCCGCACGCCAGTGCTGCCCGGTGCCGAGACCGTGATGCCATAGGGCGCGGCCAGCTTCTGTGCGATACCCAGGGCGTCCGAGCCGCTGATCTGGCCGCCCGGCCACTCGGCCGAGCAATCGACCAGATCGGCGCACTTGCTGCGCCCCACCACGATCACCGTGTGCTGCCCGGCAGAGATGCCGTATGCCACGCGATCGACGTAGCCCGTCATCACCAGGTCGTCGCCCAGCGAAACCGTGCACGCGTCGCCCGGCTGGACCACGAAGGCCTCGGCCTCGCCCGGGTAGCGCTCGGTCAGCGAGATCTCGAAGTCCGATGGGCAGCGCTCGATGCCGCGCGAGAAGCGCACCTGCGACCACCCGGTCAGCTGCCTCCCGCCGATTGCGAGAGTGAGTTCGTCAGCCATGCGCGGGTCCTACTTCGAAAGCGCCTTGAAGGCCACAGGCATGAAGGCCGGATGCGGCGGGTCGGCCTGCACCACGAGCTCGTCGGAGCGCGCGGAGTCGCGATACACGCGCTGCGCGATCGTCGGCGCCGGCACCACGTTCGGGCTCTTGACCGTCGTGAGCTCCGCCAGGTTGGCGCCGCGCTGCGTCAAGTCACGAACCACGGCCGCGCGTAGCGCGCGCATCGCGTTAAAGCTCGCATCCGCCCCCTCGTCGCCCGCGATCAGGATCTCGGTGTCCAGCAGATCGCAGATGGCCTGGCGCGTGGCCAGCGCATCATCGAACGACGACGGCTGGTAGGAACGCGACGCCCGGCACAGGGAAACCAGGGCGGCTCGACGGAACAGCTTGCCCGATGCCGCCTGCATCGTGGCGCGGGCATCCCCCACGCCCGAACTCGAGGTCGGCACCGTCGGATGGAAGTCCGCCAGGCTCGTCAGCACGCGGATCGCGTCGGCGGGATCGATGGTCGCGCCGCGCAGCGCCTCAGCCAGTGCCTGCGCCGCTGCGGCGAAGTCGATGACGCCGCTCATGCCGAGATGGCCGCTGCGGCGGCAGTTAGCGCGGCACCGGCCTGCGAGACCGCTTTGCGAGCCACAGTGCCGGCCGCGACCAGCTGCCCCACGGTGGTAGCAGGCGACGAGAGCCGGCGGCCCAGGAAACCGCGCGTGCGCCCCCCGAAATAGCGGCTGTACACGCCCGGCAGCGAGCCGACGGTGTTGATCAGGTTCGTCGCGTCGCTCGCCAGGGTGACCGCAGTACCCGCCCAGGTCGTGGCGGTGCTCACGGCCATGTCGACGACGGACGCGCCCTGCACCAGCGAGGAGGTGATGCTGTCCACGAAGTCCGACCCGCAGGCGGAATCGGCAGCATCCGCGGCCGCATCGACATCGGCCCCGGTGTCGACCTGAGCGCTGGGGAAGACCCGTTCCCCCGCCTCGATGAAGGCGAACGAGATCTCGAACATGCGGCCCTGGTCCCAGCGCTCTTCCATCGCCGAGTCGAGCAAGCTCACCTTGAGCGAGCCGAGCGTCGGGTGGATCAGCGTCTTCTGGTCGGGCGACTCGCAGACCGCGATCAGGCGGTCGCGCTGCGCGATGACCGGACCGCCCCCATACGCACCGTTCTCGACCAGGAAGCCGGTCAGCGTGATGCGGCGCGCGGCGCGGCCCAGGTCTTCGACCCAGACCTGATCCTTGAACGGGTACTCGTGCACCGCGTTGCGCCGGCCGACGCGGATCTGGCCGCCCAGCACGCCGAAGGGCACGCCGCCGAAGGATGCCTGCCGCAGCTGGCTGCGCCAGGACGACACGAGCGGATTGCCCGGCACGCCTGAACCGGCGAAGAGGTTCGAGATGCTCGAAACCGCCCCCAGCACGTTCTGCACTGACCCTTTGATGCTCATCAGAAACTCCGTGCTCTCAGGGCGTCAGAGAGGTCGACATCGATTCCGACACGCGAACCGGGACGTTGGCACCGTCCGACCGCCGCGCCGAAGCCTTGACCCCTGCTGGCAAGCCGGTGAGCTTGATCTCAAGTTGTTGCTTCATGGCACTGGCCGCATTCGCGCGACCTGCAGCCTCCGCGTCGGCGTTGCCTGGGCGCTCGTACTGACGGGAAACGATGGACGCGGCTTCGCGTTCGTTCCGCGCATTGCGCAGCGCGTCGCCGGCCTTGCGCTCATTGCCCTGCGTCAGCTCGTAGTTCACGAAGCCCATCTGTTCATCCAGGGAGGCCTGGCGGATGTTCTTGCCGGACCACTTCATGAAGGCGCGCTGCCGATCGTCGTGCCACTGCGCGATGCCGTAGGCCTTGCCACCGTCGCCGACGGCCGCGGTGTTGAAGTTGCTCTCTTTTTGCAGGTTGGCCGCGATGCCGATCGCCTGCGACTCGCTCCAGCCCTTGCTCTTGAAGAAGTCGACGGCAGTGCGCGCGTTGCCCTGCTGCTCGAGGTGCTTGCGGCTCTCCTCCGGGTGCATGAAGTCGTACAGCTTGCTGCCGATCGAGATACCGTTCGATTCCAGCTTGCCATTGATCCAGCTGCCCGCGGCCCAGCCGGCGGCGCCTGCAGCCGCGACGGCGCCGATCGCGCCCATGCCGCGCAGGAGAAGCGCGGCGGAGCCGGCTGTGCCACCGAAGGCGACGCCAAGCAGACCGAGTCCCTTGATCGCCAGCGGGATCGTCTGCAGCGCCAGGCTGCCGAGGCCCAGACCGATGTTCGTGATGCTCAGCAGCAGCGGGCCGGCCATGATCGCGGCGATGCCGATGGCTGCCACCTTCCACCCGCCGATCGACTCGACGAAGTTTCCGATGCTGGTGACCGTGCGCGAGAGGCTGCTGAGCAGTTCCTTGAAGTCGATGTCCTTCACCCACTTCGCGAAGTCAGCCGCCCACTGGCCGATCTTGTCGCCGATGAGCTGGCGGTTCGCTGAGATCCACCTGGTCAGGTCCTCGATGAGGGGCTGGAGGGCTGGGATCAGCGCGTCGCCGATGGTGTTGCGCAGGCCCTGCCCCGCGACGCTGAGGTAGTTGAGCGCAATGCCGAAGTTCTCGGCCCGCTTCACCTGGTCGGGCGTCATCTCGGCGCCGAGGGCGCGCACCTTGCGCTGGTACTCGGCAATCGCGGCCGGCCCCTGGCGCAGCAGCGGCAGCACCGCCTCCAGGCCGAACTGGCGCGCGATCAGGCCCTGCACCTGCGGGCTCTTGACGTTGGAGATCGCCGTGGCCAGGTCGTTGAAGGCGCGCGTCGAATCGACTGCGCCCGAGGAGGTCCTGTGGATGACGATGCCCAGCTTGTTGAGCACGGCCAGCGCCGTCTGATTGCGCCCATAGAGGGCGTCCTGCATGGTGTCGCCCAGCGCCTGCAGGCCGCTCGTCAGCTCCCCCGACGAAACGCCTGCGATCTCGGCCGCGCCGCGGTACAGCTGCAGATCCGAGGTGCTGACGCCGATGGTGCGCGAGGTGCGCGCGACCTCCGAGCCCAGGCGGGCCCACTGGTTCGCCAGCGCTGCGAGCCCGACCAGCGAGCTCCCGCCCACGATCGCGGTGAGCGGGGCCGCTACACGGCCGATGCTCACGGCCGCCGCCTTGGCGTTCCTGGCCACGTTGCCGACGGACTTCGCCATCCGATCGAGGCCGAGCTCCCTACCCAGGGCGCGCGTCGACCTGCTGAGCTGGTTGATCGGGCGCGTGAGCTGGCCCAGCGAGTTGTTGATCTTGCGGACGGTCGCCGTGGCACGGTCGATCGCGCTGATCGTGATCGCGAAGTTATTCATGGCTTCTTGCCCTCATCCAGCATTCGATCCGCCTGGCCGTGCCACCAGGCGATCTCGCTCCACGTCAGAGACCACGCATCGCGCGGTCCCCAGCCGTAGAACTTCGTCACATCGGCGAGTCGGTCTCGCCAGTTGGCGGGTCGCCCGCGCTGAAGCCGTCCAAAAAATCGCCGGCCTCCTTGAGGTCCCGTTGGCAGAGGCTTTCGGCGACCTTGCGCGGCACCTTGGCCACCAGCGAGATCAGGTTGATGACGACGCCCATGTTCGTCGTGGCCGTCGCCGCCTTCTCCAGCTCACCGGCGGTGGGCTCCCGCAGCTCGAGCGACGCGTATTCCATGTCGCCCAGCTTGACGGGCTTGCGGAGGTTGATGGTCTTTTCGAGTTCCATGCTCATTGCTCCGTGACCGCGAGGCCTTCCCACTTCACTTCGATCGTGCCGTCGGCGGACTTCGCCGTCTGGGTGTCGATGGTCCACATGTTGCGGCCCACGATCGTCTTGCCGTTGGCCAGTTCCGCCACGACCGAGACGTCGGTCATCGCGTTGAGGCTGGCCACGCTCAGGCCGCCGCTGTCACGCAGCGTGCCGCTGATGTGCCCGGCCGCCGGCTTTTCGCTGTAGCCGTGGACCGTGTCCATGCCGACCAGGGTTTCCCGAGAGACCTGGGAGGGGCTGTATTCGAAGTCCCCGGCCAGCATGTAGGAGAAGCCATCCACCGACAGGAAGGCGGTGCCGGCGAGGCGGTTTGCGTTGTTTGCCATCTTGGTTCCTTGAGGTCAGGCGCCGCTCATTGCAGGCGGAATTGGGCGAGCAGCGCGAAGATGCGCAGCTGCGCGATCAGCGTGCCGGGCCACAGCACGTCGACCCGGTTCGGGTTCTGGGCGTTCTGCTGCACGATCAGGTTCTGCGCGAACAGGTCGCTGCGCTGCACCAGGCCAGCGAACTCCAGCTCCTGGTAGGCGGCGATCTGGTCGGCCCGAATGACGCTGGGCGTCACGATCGCCGAGCCCGCGGCGAAGCGCGTGCCGTCCGCCGCGAGCTTCATGCGCGGGAACTTGCTGGTGACGCGCGTCTTCAGGAAGCGCAGCACCGCCATCAGCGTGAACATCGTCTCGACCTCCAGATAGCTGTTGTCGGGTTGGCCGAACGAGTTCTTCTGGTAGGTGGTGATCGCGTTCTCGATGGCCACCGTGCCGTCGTCGGCGACGGTGAAGGTCGAGATGCCGTCGTACAGCAGCGTGTTGCGGTCGCCCACCAGCCCGAAGCGGGACTTCAGCGGCGGCGCCAGCACGCCCAGCAGCGCCAGGGTCTGCATCGGGCGGCCTGGATCCGCGCGCACGCTGACCGCGGCCTGGGCGCCGAAGGCGGCGGCCCACAGCCAGTTCGGCGTCGGGCTGTCGTAGAAGCCCATGATCGAGCCGTGCTGGTCATTGCGCAGGACGCCGAAGGTGGTCAGCGCGCCCAGGGTGCCGCGGTAGGCCGCGAAGTAGTGGCCGTAAATCTGCGTCGTCCAGCTCCAGCGGCCGGTCTGGTCGTTGAGCAGGTTCTTCAGCGCGTCCAGGCTGGTCGTATCGTTGTATGGGCAGATGATGAAGTCGAACGGCTTGTCCACCAGGTTCAGCAGCCCGGTCGTGAGGCTCGGCGCCGTCGCGCCGCTGGCCATCGCCGTGATGGTGAAGGTCATGCCGGTGGGCGTCACCTCTCCGCCCGGCGTGCCCTGGTAGTTCACCCGCAGGTCGATGTCGTTGCCGCACGGACCCTTGTTGATGGCCGTGAAGGTGACGGTCGAGGTCGCGGCCGCGGCGGTGACCGGCAGGTTCGGCGTCGCGGTGACGGCGGCGGCGATGGCCGTCGCGATCTGCGCGGTGGTCTGCGACGAGAGCACCGGCACCGCCACGCGCACGCCGGCGATGTAGAGGTAGAGCGTGCCGCTCACGGTGGGCGCCGCGGTGACGGCGAACGTGCCGGTCGCAGCGACGGCCGCGGCGTCGTCGGCTAACGGCAGGTACCAGACCTCGCCGAAGTTGTCATTGGCACGGTACATCTGCGTCATCAGATGCAGCATCGAGCCCGGGCCGCCGATCTGCGCCGCGTCGGCGACGCCCTGCGAGATCACAGGCACGTTGGGCGTGCCGGTGCCGGCCGCGGTGATCTGGCCGATGATCAGCGCGCGCTGGTTGAGCGTCGCGGTGTTGGCCAGCGAGTTGTCCACCTCGGCATAGAAGAGGGGGACGCGCAGGTTGGCCGGGATGTTCTTGAGCGGAAGCGTCATGGCGACTCCAGGAGTGAGAAGGCCCGCTCAAGGCGGGCCGTTCGGTGGTTGTGGGGGCTGGCTCAGTCGGCGCTGGCCGCTTTGGGCGTGGTGGCGGCCGGCGCGGGCTTGGGCGGGGTCGCCTTCACCACATCGCCGTCGAGGAGGCGGCGCTGCCAGTAGTCGGAGTCGGGAACTTCCCGGCCCTCCTCCGGCAGCAGGTCGAGGAACACCGGATCGCGGATCACGAGGCCGGGCGCGGCTTTCACGTACATGGGGAACTCCTATTGCGGTAGCTGGATGTCGAGCGCCCCCTCGTCGCGCCCGTCCGGGCCGCTCGTGCGCGGCGCCGGCAAGACGGCATCGGGGAAAGGCGGGTTCGGGTAGGTGCCGGTCGGGTCGAACGGCGTCGCGGTGTCGAGGTGGATCTGCGCGTTCGTGAACGGCGCCAGCACCGGATCGGCCGGCGGCCACGGCGATTCCGGCGACAGCTCTGCAGTCGGATCGAAGGCTTCGAACATCTCGGCGCCGATCGTCATCCGGAAGCCCGCCAGGTGCTTGCCGCCATCGGCTGTGCACTCAATGTCAGTCTGGATGGTCACGAACTGCTGCACCATGCGCACGATCCAGTAGCCCTTCAAGATCGCGTTCTCGACCCGGTAGGCCAAGTCCTCGATGCGATCCTGCACCTCTTCGGCCGTGGCCGCGGTGACCTGGCCCTGCACCACAACCGAGGCCGTGGTCGTGAACTCGGGCATGCCGCGGTTGATGGAGCTCTTCTGCTCCGAGGGAACGTTCACCAGCAGCGCGGGCAGCTTCTCCGGAGGCGTCGGCCAGTCGCCCGGCGACACGATGTAAACGCCCTGGATCTTCGTGCGGAGCTCGCCCACGATCGCCAGGCGCAGCTGCCGGCGTGCCGACATCGGTTGGTCGAGTTGGCTCATCAGGCTGCCTCGTTCAGGAGCAGCTTCGCGGCCCCATGGCCGTCGATCTGCACCTCGCGGATCACGTAGGTCTTGCCGCGGCTGGGGACCAGGATCTGATCGCCCTGCAGCGGCAGTACCGGGAAGTCGCTGGTGCGGATGCCGAGCACAGGGTGCTCCGTCGTCACGGCCATGCCGCCGGCGAGGTCCACCTCGCGGTAGGCCTCGTCGAAGATCCCGTGCACCGCGATCGGCGAACCGACCGCAGGCAGGAACGTGACAGGCTCGCCGAAGACGCTGTGCAGCGGCCCCAGCACCAGCGAATCCCAGTCGACCATCAGGCGCCCGCTTTACCGGAGAGCAGCACCTCGGGGCGGGTGCAGATCAGCAGCGGGTAGGCATACGCCTCCATCTTCCACCACATGCGGCGCTGGGTGTCGAAGATGGGCAGCACGTAGACCGGCTTGCCGGGGGTGTTGACCCAGTCGACGGTTTCACCCGGGGCCATCGCCTCGCGGAACACGCCAGGCGCGCCGACCGGGAAGAACTTGACCTTGTCATCGGCCAGCTTCACCGTGGTGTTGTCGTCGGAGCCGCGGTAGTTCATCCAGGTGATGCCGCCGAACTCGAACTCGTCGAAGGCCGCGCCGGCATTGCCCCCACGGATCTCGCGCGCATCGTTCCAGTTGACGAAGGTGCGGATCACATCGGGGTGATTCACGAAGCTGTCGTAGAAGGTGTCGCCGCACAGGCCGTAGACCTTCGTGGTCGGCATGAAGGCGCCCTGTGCCTTGCGGGCCATCGTGCGCTTGATGCCGTTGCAGATCGGCCGCAGGCTGTTTGCCGTGCCGGCTGCCAGGTTGAACGCGACCTCGGCAGCCTGGGTGATCTGGAACTCATCGAACCAGTTGTACAACGTGCTGCCGTCCTTCGGGTCGAGCATCAGCCCCTGGATCGCGCCGAGGCGAAGGTATTCCTTCGTGTATTCGACGCTGGCCAGGAGGCCGGTCGGTCCGCTCAGGCGGCGCGCGACCTCAGTCTCGACCTGCATGAGGATCGATTCGGTGCCGAACTCGCGGATGCCCTGCAGCTCGCTCGCGTAGAGCGTGTCGTCGTGCATCAGGCGCGGCACGTCGAAGTAGCGCATCTTGCGCTTCTCGGTCTGCCGTTGGGTGCCCTCGGCGCCGCGCTCGCTCAGCGGGATGAGCACCAGCTTGCCGGTGCGCTCTTCGACGGCCAGCGCCGTGGTGCGGATCGGGTTCGGGTCGAACAGGTCCAGGTTGCCCAGCCCCACCGGCTGGTAGGGGTTGCGTTGGACGGCATCCGTGAGCGCGATCGCTTTGAACGGGTCCTGATTGAAGATGTCGAGGATATCGCCAGCCATGATGTTTCCTTTCGGGAATGAAGAAGAGCGCCCTCAGGCGCCCTTGGCGGGTGTTGTTGAATGGACCTGATCAGCGGGCGAGGATGCCCAGCGACTTCAGCTGCGCCAGCGCACTGGTGACCTGAGCGGCACTGGTGCCGGTCGGGTAGATCAGCTCGGAAGCGTTGACCTCCGCGTGCCGGGTGATCGCGAGAGCCGGCTTGTCGCCGCTCGTCACGTTCTTGCCGTTGAACAGGATGCCGGCGACGAACTGCGAGCCGTCGGCGTTCGCCGGGTCCCACGGCTTCATCTTGTTGGAGCCCGCCGCGACGGTCACCGTGAAGCTGTCGCCCGCCACGAAGGCGGTGCCGCCAGCCGTGATCGTGAAGCCCAGGCCGCCAGCCGCGAACGCCACGCCGGTCGTGCCGTGGCCGACCTCCGAGCCGAGCGGGTCGTTCACGACGTAGTGGGTCGCGTCGTTGAACTCGACGGTGTAGGCGCCGACCGCGGGCGCGTAGCCCTTCGCGGACAGCGTGCCCAGCGTGCCGTTGCCGGTGTTGGTGCCGCCGGCCGCGGACACGACCGTGGGGTTGCCAACGGTCTGGGTTGCCGTGACGGTGAAGGTGTCGCCTGCGACGAATGCCGTGCCGCCGGCGGTGATCGTGAACACCACGCCGAGGTTGCTGAAGGCCACACCGGTCGTGCCAGCCGCCACAGCGCCGTTGGGGGCCGTCACGTTGAACGTGGTGGCGCCGGTGAACAGGATGTTGTAGACGCCGATCATGGTCGGCTGCGAGACCGGGGTGATCGCGCCGAACGTGCCGTTGCCGGTGTTGGTGCCCAAGGCGGCCGCGACGGCCGAGGCGCCGGCCGTCAGCTGGCCCAGGAGCGTGCCGGGCAGCACGTTGGCGCCGCCGGTCAGCACGATGGAGTCACGCGAGATGTGCCCATTGGCCTCGCTGACCATGAAGCCGCCGTCGTGGTAGTTCTCGACGAGCGGGGTAACGGTGGGGTTTCCCATGATGAATTCCTTTCGGGGTTCGGTGGATTACTTGCGCTTGGGGTTGGCCATGGCGAAGGCGCGATCCCAGCCCGCCGCGGTGGCTTGCTGGCCGCTCGGCGCGGCCGCGTTGCCGGCGGCGATGCCGGGGTTGCGCGCCGCACGGCTGGCGTTCACGTGGGCACCAGCGGCTGCAGGCGTCGCCTCGAGCACGGCCAGCGCTTCGGTGCGGCTCATGCGCGTCTTGAAGGCGAGGTTCGCAGCCAGGACCGGGTTGGACGCGGCGGCCTTGTGGCTGAAGATCGCGGCGCAACGCGCCTGCTCGCGCAGCCGGGCCTGGGCGACGGCGGACTTGCCGCGCATCTCCTCGTCCTTGTCGTCGTCATCGGCCTTCGCGCTCGGCTTGTCCTCTTCGTCGTCGTCCTTCTTCTCCGGATCGTCGCCCTCGGCCGACTCGTCGTCGTCCATGGCTGCCATGCGGGCCGCGTACTCGTCGTCGGTTTCGCCGTCGCGCTTTTTCCGCTCGTCGTCGTCGCCTTCGGCTTTGGCCCCCTTGTCGGCGGGGTCCTTCTTGTCATCGTCTTCCTCGGCGGATGCCTTGGACTTGCGGGCGAGGCCGCCCAAATGGGCGAACGAGAGGGCGCTCGCCACCTTGCTGGAGAGTTTCATGCGTGTTCCAGGTGGATGGTTGATCAGCCCAGCTCGGCGAGCAGGGACCGGAATGCCTCGTCCGGTGCCATGACGGCATCGGCGAAGCCAATCTGGACGCCGGCGGCGCCCAAATACGTTGCGGCCTGGGTGTTGCGCACCTGGGCCGTGGAAATGTTGCGGTTGCGCGCGACGGTCTCGACGAACAGATCGCCCATCGCATCGACGTCGGCTTGGAACCGCTCCCGCGCCGCCTTTTCGAGCGGGTTGTATTCGTTGCCGTCGGCCTTGCGCGCGCCGTAGGTGATGAGCGTCACTTCGATGCCGGCCTGCGACAGGGCCTTGCTGAAGTCGACGTGCGCACAGATCACGCCGACCGACCCGGTACCGCCGGTGCGCGGCACCACGATGCGGTCCGAGGCGCTCGCGATGGCGTAGGCCGCCGAGTAGGCCGACTCGGTCAGGATCGACCAGATGGGCTTTACGCCGCGCGAGGTGTAGATCGCGTCGACCAGGTCGAAGCATCCGGACACCTCGCCGCCCGGGCTGTCGATGTCGAGCACGATGGCGTGCACCGACTCGTCCTCGAGCGCCATGCTCACCATGGCCCGGATGCCGTCGTAACCCATCATGCCGCTGTAGGGTCGCAGGGTTCCCAGCTTCTGCACCAGCGTGCCGGTCACGGGAATGATGGCCACGCCGGCGACTACCTCGTAGCCGCGGTCGGTGTCGGCCTTCCCGGCGAACTCGTCGTCGTCGCTCCAGGCGCCCAGGCTCACCTGGACGCCGTCAGCGCGGAACAGCTTGGCGATGCCGAACCGGTCGGCCAGGGCCGACATCACGATCTCGATCTTGCCGGGTGTGATCGCGAGCGGCGTATTGAACAGCCGCTGCGCGAGGTGGGGATAGTTGGGCGTCATGATTTCCTTGTCACCGCGGCTGCGGTGCTTCCTCGGGGCGCGCGGCCTCCGCGGCGGCAACGGCGCCGATCCATGCGGGCAGCGGCAGGCCGAGCTCTTCGAACTTCTTCACCTCGATCGCGCGCTGGTCGAGCACCTCTTCCCAATCGTTGCCCTGCTCGGCCGCTTCGGACATCAGCGTGGAGAGGCCTGCGTCCATGCCCATCACCGCGCCGGCCTTCTCCTTCACCGGGTCGATCCAGCCGCGAGCTGGGCCGAGCCAGCCGCAGCGCGCGTAGGCGGTGGCCGCTTCGACGAAGTCCGGCGCGCCGCTCGGCAGCGGCAGCTCGCCCTTCTCCATCGCCTCCTGCAGCCATACGGCATAGATCGGCGAGGCGAAGTTCGAGGCGAACTCGGTGCGCCGGCGCACCAGGGTCTTCCAGGACTCCATGAGCGCGGCGCGCGCGCTGCTGTAGTTGGTCTTGCTCCAATCCTGGGTCACCTGCTCGGCGCTGATGCCTGCCGCGGCGGCGAAGGTGCGCAGCATCTCGTGCGCGAAGTCGGCGAAGCCGGTGTGCGGATGCGCCGAACTGACCGACTCGATCTTCTCGCCAGGTGCCAGCGTCGGCACGCGCGCGCCGTCGAGCATGGCGGGCCGTTCCTTGTTCCATTCGGCGCGCAGTGTCTGGTACCGGCTCAGCTCATCCTCGCTCACGAGGGCGTCGCCGACCTGCGCCGGGTCGTATGGGCTCACCACGTAGGTCCCGAAGGCCGAGGCGATGGTGGCGGCCTGCAGCTCGACGCCGTAGTAGCGGGCGAGCATCTTGAAGCGCGCGAGCACTGGCGTGAAGATGCCGACGCCGCGGTGCTGGCCCGCGCGGTCGCGCTCGAAGTCGAGGATCACGCGGCGCCAGCCGTCTTCGTCCTCGCACTCGATGCGCTCCCAGGTGTTGGCCTCGATCGCGTTGTACCAATCGTTCGGCTCCGCCTTGCGCACGTGGATCGCCTGCGAGACGCCGTGGTCATCGATCTCGACGCCACCGCGCATGTACTTGGTGTCCAACATGCCGAAGGGGTTGGACAGCCGGTCTGGGTCCACTAGCAGGAAGGAAGTCGCGTAGTCGCTGCCGCCGTAGCCCACGCGCTCGGGCATCCAGTACGACACCGCCAGCGCGTCGCCATCGATCAGCTTGTGGCGCATGGCCAGGCGGAACATCTGGCCGACGGTCAGCTGCCGGTTCACGTCGTTGTACCGGCCGATGTGCTCGGAGAAGCCGCGCCACAGCGCCTCGGCCGCGCGCTGGTATTCGTCGGCCCACACTGCATCGAACTTCTTGCCGAAGCGGATCCGCAGCGCCCGGTAGTCGGGCTTCGCGGCCAGCCGCAGGTGCGTGCCGACCGTGTTGTCCAGGATCCGCATGATCCCGCCGCTGGCCCAGCCGTCATTGCGCGCGAGATCCCGGCTGCGGGCGACCATCCGGTCGCGGAACTGGTTGATTTCCGCATCAGGCGACCGGATGACGGGGAGCCAATCGCCCATCTCCTGCGTCTGCCAGTTCGAGGACTCGTAGGGGAACGAGCTCGAGCCCATGGTCAGCAGCGGGCCTGGCACGGGCCCGTACCCGCTTGCACGGCGGTTTGGCGTCGATGGCGCCATCGGGCGCCCTTGAGCATCGAGGATAGTCATCAGAACAGCGGGCGCAGTGGCGCGCGACGGTTGATGCACTGGGCGCCGCTCAGGCGATCGATCTGCGTCTGAAGGCCGAGGATCGCCTGCGTGAGGTCGGCGATGTTCGCCTGCGTGTAGGTCACCGCGCGCGCGCCATCACCCTGGGTGTACGACGCAGTCACGACCTTGGCGCCGGCCATCAGGTCGAGGTAGGCCTGTTGCAGCGCCGCCAGGCGCAGCTGCAGGACCCCGACGTCGATGCCGTCGAGGATGCTGGTACGTCGGAACATCAGGCGAGCTTCGCGATCAGGTCGGAGGGCTTCGCGCGCTCGAGCGCTTCGATGCGGTTCGCGCGCACCTTCTCGGCCACGACGCGCACGAGCGCCTCCATCGGCACCCTCATGACGACGTCGCCCTTGGTGATCTCGACATCGCCCGTGAAGTTGTCGGCGACCGCAAAGGCC